CAACGACCGTCACGCCTTCGACCTGTTCAAAGCTGTGTTGCAGGTCTACCTTATCGCCGTTTTTGGCGAACCAAAAAGCGGCCTTGCGGATTTCGCTCTCGGTCATAAAATTGCCGTGGGCGTCCTCGATAAGCGGCTCATAGACGATTCCCGTCACGTAGTGGGTTTCGGCGTCGACTTTCAGGATTTTCCCCAGCGTGGAAAACTGCGCCTGCCCGTCGTCCGCCTTCGTGATTAAAAACTGTCGCTTGTTCGCCGCCTTGTCGACGAGGATCACAAACTGAATCTTTGCGTCGCTGATTTCGATTGCTTTTTCAACCTTCATGCGTTCACCTCCTTACGGCTAACCATTTTTGAAGATAAAACCGGATTTCTTGTTTCTAAGCCATATTTGGCCGGGGAACTCAAAGCCGCTTTCCTCCGCCATGCGCTTAAACTGCCGGCAAAGGTGCTCATAGTCCTCCTGGGCTTGCATTCTTTCAAGCCTCCGCTCGCGCCGGTCGTCGCGTGCAATGGCCGCGAGTGCTTTTCCCGCGCTGGGGTCGGAATAGCCTTCGCTGTTTTTGTAAAAAGTCACATTGAAAATCCCCCTCTCTGAACGCCAAAAACGCCCCGGCTATTGCCGGAGCGCTCGCTTTGCGTATTCTTATATTGTTATGGTCTCCATAAACGCGTCCCGGGCGTCCCGTACCGCGTTTTAAGAGCTTAGCCCTTAGATTTATACTCTAAGCCCTTAAAATGCGATACGGGACAACCTGGAACAGAATAAGGAGTTGCCTTACGGCCTTAAAATAATTTTGCCTATTCTTCAATACCGGCTTTCGCCTTGTTTTTCGCGTCAAGCTCTTTTTCCCAGGCCCCGTCGTCGGCGTCAATCGCTTCTTGCTGCAAGCGCTGGCGTTCCTCAAGCGGAAGGCCGAGAATATCGGCGTTGACGATTCCGCGGTGAATGCAATGGCAGTTTATGCTTTCACCGGGTGGGAGAATAGGGTCCCGCGGGTACATAGGGTAGTAGGTAACGCCGTCCAGGCCCTCCAAAGTAAAAGGCTCGTCTTTCGGCACGATTACGCCGCTCATGGCGACGTGATTCTCGCGAGGCGTGTTCCGGTATTCTCCGGTATGCACCCACTCTTTGCTTTCGACTGCCGGATTCTGGACGAGCGCCTCCTGCTGGGCGACCGAATGGGCTCGGAGCGTTTCAGTCAACGCCGCGGCGCGGGCTCGGTATCGTTCCGAACGAATACCGCCGTCCATAAGGGCCTGCGTAAAATCGGCAACGCTCTTGCCGTCTTTCAGCGTCTCGGTAAGGAGCGTTTCGATTTCCTTATGCGATTCCAGCTTCATAAGCCTGCCGAGCTGTTCGCTCCAGTCCGCTGCCCATACGGTAGTGCGGGCCGTTATCGTTTTGACGGTCAGCTTCGGGTCTATTTGCTTGACGTACCCAGCCGCAAGGCTCGGGATATTCGCCTCAAAGTCCTCTAAAAAGAGCTTCGTAAGCTGCTCGTCTACGTTGTCACCCTCGATTATATCGGGCCAGTCTTTCGCGAATGCCTCCAGGTCAACGGCTTTCTTCGCCTTACCCTTGAAGTATTTCGTCTCGCGCTCCAGCGCGTCGGCGAGCTTATCTTCGAGAGCGGCCATTTCCTGGACCGTTTCTTTCGGCTCCGCAAAACCTGCTTCGTCCAGCGCCTCGGTCAAATCCTCGTCAGCTTTGGCGAGATACGCGTCGATTGCTTTTATTAAGGCCTCGCACCCGCTCATAATTCCGCCCCCTTCATAAGAAGTTTACGGATTTCCTTCAATACGACCGTTATTTCGTCGTCGCCACGCTCGACCGATTTTTGTATCTGCTGGCTAAGCTGCTGGTCGAGCCCCGTCATAGCTGGTGCGGCGGGCTGAGAGGCTTTAGAATAGGCGAGCGGAGTGTCGCCCCAATCGCCTTCAAAGTCCTCGGCTGTCTCGCCGATTGCGTTATAGAGAATCGACTTTGCCTTGTTCGGCGTCAAGCCGCCGGCGTTGTTGCAGACAGTCAGCAATTTATAAAGGTCGTCGGGATTAGAAATATCGGGCTCGAGGAAGTACGCCTCTACATATTTGAAGTGATACCCTGCAAGCAGCTTATTATTGATAACCCAGGCGAGGCTTTGCCGCTCCGGCTGAAATACCTGCTTTTCCGTAACCTCCTGCGCTGATTGCGCAGTAGCGCGGTTGAAGTCCGTCGTATAGCCGACGTAAAGGTCAGGAAGCTGGAACGCGGATTGCACCTTGCGGCGGTTGTTGTCGAGGTAGTCCTGGAAAAGCTCGTCTTTTTGCAGAATATCCGCCATCTTGACGACTTCCAGATTCGGCTTTTGCTCGCCCTCCATATCGGTTCTATTGTCAAGGTTTTCCGCTTCAAGCACGATAAAAGCGTGCTGTCCATTCTCACCCTTAATGTCGTTCATGTATGTTGTCAGCTTGTCAAAGCTGTCGTCGGTCAGCGTGCCGCCGTTTATCAGAATCATAAGCGGCGTATGCCTGCCCTCGGAGAAGTAACGGTTATTTAAGCTCTCGGCTTTTCTGCTGCCGTCGACGTTCAGGACCGTACCAATCCAACGAACCTCGCCGTAAGGCTCGGTACCGATAGCGAACTCAAGCAATTCGTTCGCTTGGTATTCAACGGGTATGCCTTCACCATATTCACCGGTACGGTTATCCATAACGCGGGGGTCGCCGATTTCCTTAAAGAATACCGTCTTACCGTTAAGCTGTTGCCGGTACTTGCAAAACTTCTTTTGCCGTGTGGCCGTCTTGCCGTTTACCTCATACTCAATATCGACATAGGGCGTAAGCGCGGCGGTTTTCTGTACCGACGGAATATTATTGATGAACTCAATGCCGATAACCTCGCCGCCGAGATTGCGAATAACTTCGAGATACGCGATGCCGTAAGTTTCGCGGGCCTCGATAATATCCTCGAAAATCTCTTTTGTGTCCTGGTCCATATTCAGGAACTCCAGCACCTCGGAGATTTTATCCCATTCAGCTTTCATTTCCGGCGTTTCTTCCAAGTCCTCTTTATACCGAACGCCGATACCAAAGCCGGCGATATTGTTCTTGTACGCCCTGATACACTGCGGCAAGATAGACGAGTTATTGACAAGTCGCTTGTACCCTCTGAGGTCGGTCGGCGGCGAGATAAAGCCGGCGCCGTCGCTTGTCGCGGAGGACTGAATCTCCGTACTCGTCTCCGCCTTTTGTACCGGCTCGGACGCTTTTATGATTGTTGCGCTTATGCCTCTCGGCTTGCTCATGCCTCGGCACCTCCTCTTGACTAAAATCGTGATTTATGCTATACTGTATTGTGTAAAGTTGTACCCGTAAGGAGCTATCTCTATGAACTCATTATCTAAACTCCAAAAGCAGATAATCGACTTCGGAAATAGCGTCGAGTTTAAGGAGCTCGACGCTTATTACTCGCAGCCGTCTATATTCAGCGCACTCGGCGTCTCACGACACGAGAACACGCACAGTAACTTTCTCGCGTGGCTCCTTACCCCCAAACCGGAGAAGAACGACCACAGCCTCGGCGATACGCCGCTCCGTAAGTTTCTGGAAACGCTCGCCCTCGCCTGCGCGCTTCCGCACTCGGCCGGTAAGCTCTCGCCCGAATTGTCCGGCGCGATAACGACGGGCGCGTACACGCTCTCGAATATCGTCGTCGAACGGGAGAAACATATCGGCGTGGGCCGTCTGGATATTTACCTTGAGGGCAATATCTCGTTCGACGGCTCGGAATACCCCTTGACCCTGATTATAGAAAACAAAGTCAAGTCTCACGAGCACGACGCGCAAACAGGACGCTATCTGGAAGCCCTACGGCCTCCCGTATTGCGTCCCGGGATTTTCCTAAGCGTTTTCCTTACCCCTCTCCCAAATCGCGAATACGAGCGCCTGGGCAAGCCCACGTGCGAGGCGAAAGAGTTTATCGAACTCAATTATCAGTACCTCGCGGATTATGTTATCACACCTTGCCGCGATACCGCGCCGGAGGGAAGCGTCAAGCGCTACCTCAGCGAGTACCTGCTTGCTCTCAGCCTGCCAGAGACTCGGCAAGACAAAGGAGAGATTATCATGGCTATCAGTAAAGAGGAGCGGGATTTACTCGCTCGCTTCTGGAATAAGCACAAAGATTTACTTACTGCGGCAATGCTCTCTATCGGCGATTGCTTACCCTTAGAGGACGATGAAGCCGAGGTAATGCAAAAAGCCTCCAAAGCTCTCAAAGACGCCGTACAGCGCGATTTAAGCCGCTTCTCGTGGGAATTTTCGGGGGGGGGGGGGGAAAACCTCCCGAAGTCCCGGCTTGTGCTTGAAATTGTCACGCATTATGCCGCCGAAAACGGCCCTCTTACGCTCGCTAAGCTCAAGGAGATTTTCCCCGACGAGCTCCAGGGCGGAACCTTCGGAGTAGTTGCGCCGCTACCTGCCGCCGCGCCGTCAAACTTCAAAGGGCATAAGCGGTATTACACCGACGAGGCCGTTATCCTTTCGGACGGTCCCGCCGCCGTATGCACTCAGTGGCGGGCCGATAACCTTCTAAAGTTTATCGCCCATGCTGAAAAGCTCGGGTATATCATAAGCTCGACCGGACCCGCTTGTTAGAGCAACCGTTTTCAGTCGAACCTACTTCTCTTTAATGCGCACCGGCAAACACAACAAAAGCACGCAATCAGCCTCGTCGGGAGAAGGAAGTCCGCGCTTTTTCATTGCGTCCTTACTCTCCACCTGAATCTTGCTTTGCTCGGTCAGCCGGTACTTGCGGCTTGATAATTGCGCCGCCAGATTATCGTCGTCGGGGAGTATCAGCCCGACGGGTTTCGGCTTGCCCTGGTCGTCGAACGGAGCAAGCAGCTTTTTAACGATACTCAGCATGTACGAGGTGCTGTCGTGATAATACTTGTTTTTGATTCTCAGGCCGAACTTGACGGGGAATATCTCAAGCCACGCAAACCGCTCGGGGTCGTTGCGCTTGATTTGCCGTAAGCGGTCGACTACGCCGCCGCCCACGCCTCCGTCGTCTACCTTAACGGGTATTTTGCCGGTCCACCTGTACCGCTTAATTAGGGACTCGCCGAGCTCAATAATTCGGTCGGCGGTCTTCATAGTGTCCTGACCTCTCGTCTTATACGGGAGGTCAACTTTTTCATCGACCTTCTGGCCAATAACGGTCTGGTCGTCGCCGAACCTTGCGACGTCGCACCCGATATGGATTGACGTAGGTATGGGGCTCGGTTCAAAATCTCGCCGCAGTTGTATAGATTCTTCTATCAGGTGCAGCGGTATATAAACATCGTCTTCTTGTAAAGGGAACTCACCGAGTACGCGGACGCGGACAAAATTGCTGTCCGCTCCGTATTTCCTTTTCAGGGAGGCGATATTTTCTTTATTTGTGCGAGGGCTGTCCTCGGCGTTCACGCGGTGCGCCTTATACGCTCCGCGGTCCCGTGTATGACTGTCGAAAAAGGTGCCGCTCGTTTTCGTGGGGTTCCCGCACATAAGCAGCTTGTTGTTGTCGCCGGACAGAGTGCCGAGAATCGCTTCCATAATCGGGTCGGCGACGCCGGAAGCCTCGTCGACGATAAAGAGCATATTGTCCTCGTGGAAGCCCTGCATATTCTCTGGCTTTGTCGCCGTTCGAGCGACCGCAAACCAACGCTTTTCGTAACCTTTCAAATAGATATAGGTTTTCGTCCAGGTCAGAATCTCGGAGAGTACCGGACTCTTGCCTTGCCACTTTGCAATCTCGGACCACAGAACGTCGTGAAGCTGCTGCTTTGTCGGCGCGGTCGCGACGACTCTCGCGAACGGGAAGCAGGACAAAAACCATAAGGCCGCTATCGCTTCGACGCCGGTTTTCCCGACGCCTTGCCCCGACCGTACCGTTACGCGGTCATGCTGGGATAAGTCCGTAAGTACGTCCCTCTGCCAATCGTCCGGGGTAAATTGTAAAACCTCTTTCGCGAAAAGCACCGCGTCTTTTTTGTACTTCGGGATTCGTTGCCGGAAAAACTCGGCGCGGTTAACTGTCGCCATCTTTTTCAAGCACCCCGCTAATCCAGTCGTTGACA